ATCGTTTGCGGAGCCTTTGATCGGCGCGACCATACCGTTCCGCCCAGGGATCAGGAGTTCCTCGCCACGCTCTCCCACGCGAACATTGTCGCCAGCGTTGAAGCGCGAACCCGTCATCCCCGCCAAATATGGCGCGGCTTCGCTATATAGCTTCCCGAAGCGTTCGGATCGATCTGCCTCATAAGCGCCACCAGCGAGGCCCATGTTGCCAGTGATTTTGAGAACCTGAGTCGTGATTGCCTCGGTCAAGCCATCGATGACCGCGCCTTTCGCGAACTCGATGCCGACCGATGTGGCGATCGCGGAGAGGTTTCCAGCGCCGAGGATGCCACCAGCGAATGCACTAGAAATGCCGCCGCTGATCGATCCGATCAAGCCACTACCAGCCGCCAGATTTCCAGCGATTGCCGCCCCCACGCCAGGGAGAATGAACGGAAGAGCGAAGGCGGCAATGCTAAGGATGTCGCCGCTCATAATCGCGGAGACCAAGTTTTTCACCGCATTGGTGATCGCGCCGACGATTTTTTTGATCGCGTTAAAAATACCATTGAGGATGTTTTTGATCGCGTTGGTGATGCCTTCCCAAAGGTCTTTCAAGAAACCACCAAGGCCGAAACCTTGAGTCACGCCCTCCATCACGCCAGCGTCGATCGCAAATCCGCCGCCGCCAGTGTTCGGCATCTGGCCCGCGTTTAGGGCATCGAAGAAACCCGAGCCGAACTTGCTGACGCTCGAGGCTTTGATGACATATTCGCCCGACGAAACCCGTGCGAGAACGTCATCGGCTCTAGGTCCACCCGACCCAGGGACAAGACCACCATCGGCGAACTTAAGGCCAGGGAATATCTTGCCCAGAAAGTTCAAGCCTACCGTGACGACCGCCTTTGCGGCGAGGTCGGCGAGACCCTTCTTGATCGCGTTCGTGAAAGTCTGGAAATCGAATTTCCCAGTATAGAAGAAATCAGAGAGCGAGGACTCGAGCGATCCGAATGCGTCAGACACAAAATCGGTAGCGTTCGCAGCATTGTCCGAGATCGATTGATAGTAATCCTTGATTCCTCTGATCGCACCCGCACCAAAGGTCTTTTCGGTTTCCGCGCGATAGTCGATGATCCCGCTGCGAATGTCCGAGATCGCTTTTTCATATTCAGCGCCAGAGATCACGCCAGCCTTGAAAGCCGCCTCGACCTTGAGTTGCTGATCTCGGAGTTCGCCCATCGTATCATCGAGGCCGAGTGCCTGTCTGGTCAAACGATTGAGAACCTTGACCGCATCCTCTTGCGTCATCGTGCCATCAGCGACCGCTCTTTTGAGCAAAGTGTTCTCAGCGGCAAGACCTTTGAGAGCGACACCAACAGGATCGATCGTCTTTTTGATGTCATCCAAGGCTCGACGCATTTCGGAGGCGGCATCAGTTGTATCAGAAATTGAACTCGCCGCGCCATCCAGCGTTGGAAGGAAATCCAAGATCGAACTGTTGTTTTGGTCGAACCGTGTGTCCGTCATATCGAGTTCAGAGGACAATTCATTGAATCGGCTCTCGAGCGATTCAGTTGATAGGCCGAGTGTTCCGAACACTCGATCAAGTGCGCCAGTGAGATCAATCGTATCGACTAGATCGCTAAGGAAGCCTCGAATCTCATCGCTAAATTCGATCAATGCTGCCGTGCTGAGAACAAAACCCGCCGCGCCGAGTTTCATCCTAGTCGATACTTTTTGCATAATTGCGCTGAAAACCGTGACCGCCAGTTGACTCTTTGCAACAGCCTTTCCGAAATCGATAAAGGCTTTTCCCACAGTCAAGATTCGACTTATAACCGCCACCGCAAAGGCGACCTTGAAGGCCATCAAGAGCGTGTCGAGGTTATCCACCACAAAACGAATCGCAGCGACAGCGGCATAGAGAGCGGTGTTCAGTCGATTCGAAATTGATTTGGCGAGATCATCGTTGCCCGAGATCATCGAAGTGAGAATGCGAACCGCCTTCGAAAGTTCGCCAGCAAATCCAGCCTCACCGATTGCGTAAAGAAAGGCATCGAAACTGTCTCGCAAGTTGGTGATCGAACCGCCAAGGGTTTCGGCTTGGCGGATTGCGCCGCCAGCGAATTTTAGCTGCCCGATCTCTTGCAGCGCCGCCAAGATCGAAGCGGAATCGTTGTTGATGGTCTTGGTATAGTCACCCATCGACAGGGTGAGTTTGTTCCCCTCCTTCGATGCGCGAATGCCGAACTCTTTGAGGCGCTCGAACTCGCCGACAGAAGCATCCGCCACCGCTTCGGCGAATTGCTCGATCGATTTCGATGTGCCGCCCGCGATGTCCGCGAAGGATGAAAGTTGCTCCTCAGTCGGTCGGATGCCGCGCGAAACCAAGATGTTGAAAGATGTGACCACCTCTTGCAGCGAAAAAGGCGTCTTGCTGGCGAAGTCGCGAAGAATGCGGAACGCTCCATCCGCATTCTCCACCGACCCCGTGAAGGTAATGAGCGAGGCTTTAAGGCTCTGAAACTCTTTGTTGACCGAGATCAAGTCTCGAACGAACAAGCCACCGAAAACGACACCCAAGCCAGCCGCGACCTTAGCAACGCGAGCGAACGCGGCGTTGACCGTGTTTAGATTGCCTTGGAGTGTGCGAAACGCGCGAGCGGTTTCATCTCTTGCGGTGAGGCGGGTTTCGAGCCTGGTTGTTGCCATGTTTTTTCATCGCCTGTTTTTGTCGATCGGATATGACTTGAATATACACCGACCATTCCAAAAATTCATCAACAGACATTTCGGTTTCGAGTTGCTCGACCGTTTTGCCCAGTTTCTCAGCGAGAAAAAACTTGAACTGCCGTTCCTCGCTCCCCCTTAGTTTTTTTCCAGTTCCTCGGAGTTGCCTCCCATAATCTGATTTGCGACCCGCGCGAGGATGTTCGCATCGACCGAACCTCGCAGAGTTTGCTTGTCGCCCACGTTGAACACCTTGTTCCCGTCGGCGTCGATCGCCTTCATAATCAGAACCTCGGCAAGAGCGTCTGCCTCGGATTGGTTCTTAACCGCGAACTGGAGTTTCCCTTGGTCTTGCAGCGTGAAGGGTCGCGCATAAAAGACAAAGGGATTTCCATCTTCGTCAGCCCACTCGGGAACTGTGATCTCCCGAATGGGCTGATTTAGGTAATGAGCCTTCGCGCGTTCGATCGCGCTCAGGCCCGAGGATTTAGAATTAGCCGCCATCTTCTTCTCCTAGTGTTTAGGCAACAGTGCCTTCAGTGAGGGCACCCGTCCCCTGGAACGTGATCGATGCCTCGACCATGCCATCGAAAGAGGCAGTGATCGTGCGACCAGTGACCAGAATGGAACCCGACAGGCTATGATCGCCAGTGGTGTCGCCTTCCATAAGGATCGAAAGGGTGCCAGTAGAACCGACGGTCAGACCGCCTTGGCCTGTGGTGTCGGTGTCGTCAAAGAACACATCAGCCGAACCCGAGAACGTCTTGAGGGACGCTTTGTAGGTGCGGGAGGTGTCACCCATTGCGGTGTCCTCCAGGGTGTCCATAGTTTCGTCGATCGAATAGGAGCGAACCTCGGCAACTGCGTTGCTGCCGATTTTGATAACGCCCCCGCTTCCTGCAAAAGTAGCCATAGCTTATTCCTCTTTTGGGGTTTCGGTTTCTGCGACCTCGGCTTTCGCTTTGGTTGCTTTTGGTTTGGATGAGCGCGGGGTCTCCGTTCGCCATCCCTTAGCCTCCATCGAGGCCAAGTCTTGATCCCAGATTTCGATCGGCTCGCCGCCGTTCGGTGGGAAAACTTGAATCCGTTTAGGCATCTCGGACCCTCCTATCAATAGACCGTTTCGGCGTCCGCCTCGGTCGTAGAATACAGGATTTCGTAAAGAAATCGACCCACGACCACAGGTTTTTCGCCTTCGCCAGCGAACTCCGCCTCGAACGAGCGGAGTTTCGTATCCTTTGCTTTGCCGCCTCGCGTGATGTCAGTCGCCATCGCTGCCTCGATCTCGGCGGCGATGGTGTCCAAAACATCATCGGCGACCGAACTCTCGACATATGCCTCAACTGACACCTCGAGCGAGCGGATGAGACCCCGCGGCGGCTTAATCGTAAGAGCCTCAACTTGCTCGCTCGAGGTGTAGATACAAAGACCAGGCATCCTGGCGCTTTGTAT